TCACTCCACCTTCCATCATAGCCTTCGCAGTCTAAACCTTTTTGATGCCACGGAGAAGGATACAAATGATATAAATAAGAGTTTAATATTTTTTGTGGAACTATTTTAATAGCATCTTTATATTTTTCTTTTAAGTCTATCATTGCTTCTTGTTCTGCCCAACATCTAGCTCCTCCATCTGGGAGCCTAACCCCAAGATCTCTTGGTTTACCATTTTCGTCTATATATTTATCATGTAGTGATAAAATTTCTTCAAAATACTCTATAGAACGTGGATGATTTTTAATTAAGAAAACATCTGAATTGAAATCCCAAACATCGTTAGCGATAATAAAACTTTTCTCTTCATCAATTAAATGTTCTACTTTGATGTTGTAGTTAGTGATCATAGTATCTGAACCAACCCACAAAATCCAGTCGTACTTGTTAGACTTAACTGTGTCTAGGACAAATTTAATTTTTTCAAATCCGAAATCTTTATATGAAAAATCTTTTGTTTTAACAATTAAATCATATCCATGCTTTTCACAATATTTCCTTTTATTGTATTCAGTTGTTATAACAGCTAATTGTTTTATGTTTTCAGTATAAATGTTTAGTAAAGCGATTTTCATATTCCAAAATAATTTATTTTTTTGTTGCCCGTAAAAATGTAGTTCGCTGCTTGTCTGCACAACTCAACAAAACAAGTTTTCCCAAGCCCTTTGGCGATGGCGCACGAAACAGATTCATTGCCAAAAAACACATCGCAAGAATTTATTGCCACCATTAATTCATAGGCATTTTCGCTAGCCTTGTAATCTACTGGATACCTAAATGTTTTAATGAAATCTTCGTATTCTTCTTCCAGTCCAACAAAAACACATTTCTGCGGATTTATATGTTTAAAGAAATCTAAATAAAAATTAGCATCTCCTCTGTACCTGAGAGATCTATTTATCACTATATTTTTACCAGTATCAGTTGATGGACATTCAAGCCAACTTTCATTAACTTCTTTTGAATCACACTCTAAATTAAATTTACTAGCATGAAATGCTGTTAAGTTTGTTCCGACTACAACATCTGCTTTTGGATGCTCTCCGTAGTTTATGTCGAAAACTTGATTTGTATATTTTTCTATTTTTTTTATGTAAGGCTGGGACAATAAAAGTGGTTCAATGAATTTTCTAGACGCTTCATTAAAATTTCTATTACTAACTCCTTTTTTAGTATCGTCCAAATAAATTGTATCAACATTTTTATATTTAGCGAAAAGCAAAGAGTATACCAAGTCCCCCATATCTACAGCGCAATAGAAAGACTTTGCTTCTCCATAATTTAAATAAAAATCCTGATTCATTTTATAACTTGGAACTCCCAATTAGTTTCCCATCTTGCTTTCTCTGTGTTGAAAAAATTGGAGTCATTTATTTCCGCCTCTGAATGATTCAAAATATTAAATCTATACCAATTTTTCAATAGAATTTCATTTTTAAAAAATGGCAGAAGATCATTATTTAATATTCCATTTTGTTCAATAAACTGCTTTAAGCTAGAAAGGGAAAATTCGATACCTAAATTGAAACAAATATTTCTAAAATTTATTCTATCACCTTCTTTTTGTTTGTATAGTTCTGGAGTTTTGCCGTTGTCGTAATAATGCATCAACTGATTGTTTGATCGACCGTAGCAAAAATAATATTTTATATTTTGATTTATTTGCCAACCCTCTCCTCTATTTTGTCTTACATCTGATTCAAAAAGGTCGAGTTTGTTCTTGTATAATGAATCCTCTGCATCAAGAGAAATAGATCTACCTTGAATACCGTGAAGACCCCAATGCGGACTTCCGTTAAAATAAAGGTAGTCGGAATACTTGCAAAGGAAAATTTTATTATGAATATAAAGCGAAGTGATGCCTTGAAGCTCAAAATCTTTGATTGAAAGCTTTATGTTTTTTAAGAAATTTTCAGAAATTCTTTCTGTGCTATCTCTTACAAAAAACCAGTCGCCATTTTTCATGACGTTTGACCTGAGAAAAAGATTCATTTGAAGATCATGATCGTTAGACCATTCTCTTTGGATGATTTTACCTTCTTTTTTATTGGCTTCTAGAAATTCAAACGTGCCATCAGTTGATAAACCATCAACAAAAATAAAGCCGTCAACATAGTCTTGTGACGACTTTACTAAATCAGTGATGTTGTCAAGCTGATTTTGAGTGATACCACATACAAAAACTTTCACGTTTTATTATACGTGGTACTATGAAAATGTCAAGTTTTATCTATCTAAACTTTTTGCTCTATCAAGATTTTTTTGCTCTTGCCCTTTTTCTTTCTTTACTTGAGACTTTTGTTCAACAGGCTTGGGAGTCGATTGCTCTTTTTTCAGAAAAATAGTATTGTCTTTTTGATCTTTCATAATTATTTTACTATATCAGTTACAGATTTACCAGCTTCCCAAGTCTTACATGCCCAGTAACGAGCTTTCCATTTAGGGCCGGGGTTAGTATCGCATTGATGTCTTGCACGGAAATTGCGTCTTCTAGCTGGATCATCGCGTTTGATATCCATATTTGGATCTCCAAAATTGACTTTTACGATGTTTCCTTTTTCGTTTTTAACGTAAACAGAAAATTTCTTGGGTCCACTAGGGGTTCTGAAAGGCTTATTTAGTTTAACTTTCTTTTTTGTTTCAGCAACAACTAACTCGTATTCTTCATATTCTTCGCCAAAATCAACATAATCAGAGTCTTCTGGAATAAAAATTTCACTTGCTGAAATCTCTTGTTCGAAACCAGCTTCTTCGTTTATGTCTATCTCGTACTCTACAAATTTCATTGTAAAGTATATTACACAAAAATATATAAAACTTACTTGCAAATCCTACTCGGATAAAAGTTGAGTGTTACCTGCGCTGTGCAGTGATACTCCATATTGCTTTCAGTTATATTTAATTACACTATTGTATATGGTTATCCCACGAATCTAAATATAAAATAAAAAGCCTCCCGCTTTGTGTAACGGGAGGCTTTTATTAGTTATGCTTGTTTATCGGATTGGACAAGCCCCGCCTTCACACTCGATACCGTCAATCATCTCATTGGACGTATCAATTTTCACAAGCGGCTTCACCTTCTTTATCATTTTTTCGTATTGAACTTCGTCGATTTCTTCATACGGAGCTTGGGTAAACCCGTGGTCAGAATGAAGGAGAAAACTGACGCTCTTGATGTTGTCTTTGTAGTTAGCCTTTAGCCACTCCTTGATTTCTGAAAGCTCTTCTTTCTTATAATAAACGGTACAGGACACGGCGTTGTCGGACCAATTGGCTTGAAGCTCTTTAATAAGATCAAGCTGCTTGATGGCAGTTGTGTCTTTTGCGAGAAGAGCGTTCTCAAATTTACATGGAAACTCAATAACAATGGTATCATGGTTTTCTGATCCGTCAAAATTTCGAGCAAATTCAGTATGATAACCAAGGTTCCTACAAGTCTCTACAAGAGAATCATTTGCCGCCATTCTGATTCTGCGGATAAAATAACTTGAAAAAGCTGGATGAACACCGGGGGTAGATCCGGCTAAAATAGAAAGCGTTCCACTAGGTTTTACTGTAGTTAGTTTTATGCTTGGATTCCATCCTCTTTCTTTACTATTTTGATTGTCGAATTTCCTTAGTCCTTTGTACACGTAATCAAGCCAACCTAGTTTGTCCATGCTTTGACATATGCCTGTAACGCCAAGTCCAATACGCATGTTCTTGTGAACAATTTCATTAGTTTCTTCGTGGATAAAGGGCATGGCGCAAATAGCCTTTTGAGTCTTGTTCAAAAGGATAGCGCACTCAAGAGCTTCTTCTTTTGTCTCGATGTTATTAAGATATAATTCGCTAAGATTACAACACTCAAAATTACCAAGAGAAATTTCTCCGCAAGGATTTGTTCCTACTGCGTTATCTTTGTTCTCTGGATAAATATCAGACTTTTTCATCAAGCCATCAGAGAGTCTACCATACTTCTCAGAAAGAGGCAAATTGAACAATCCGTAAGGTTCCCCGTTGCCATTGTAGCCTTCCCAGAGAGCATCTGAAGTATGCTCGTAGCTATCACAGTAGATAGTATTGTTTGACATGGCGCGGTAGTTTGGGACGCCTCCAAGATCCCACCGTTTAGCCCTTAGAAAAAGAAAGTCATCAGGATCTCCAATAGCAATTTCAGCAGAACGGCGAACATTGCCAGCAACAACAATGCTCCCAATGATATTATTAATGTCAAGTACATCAACAGACCGAAGTTTCTTACCTTCTCTAGTTTTGAAGACATTGCAAATTTTAGTAATTCCATCAATTAAAATCGACGGTCCAGACGCTGACCCGCCGAAGCCACGAATAAGTTCGCCAGCCCCACGAACAAGCACAGTAGAGTAAGAGAAGCTCTTCCCGCTATAAAAGTAAGAATCAAGGACTTTTCCAAGAAGCTCAATCCAACCTTCTCTAGAATCAGGAACAATAAAGTCAGCATCTTTCGTAGCTTTTCCATTAACTTCGTCATGATATATTTTTACGTCTTTTTTGATTCTAGGAAGCTCATGAATATCTTCTCTTCGGACAGAGAATCCGACTCCTCCACCTAGCATTAAGTTTTCAAAAAGAAATTTAAAAGACTTTGGGTGATTCATTTGAGTGAACCAGCAGTTAAGCAAGGAATTCGCGCCGAATCTGTCTACGGTGGGGGTTCCAAGCTGCCAAAGCATTCTTCCTGCAAAGTTACACTTGAGATTAAAAATCAAGTCGAAAAGTCTTTCTGCTTCATTTGTTGTATAATCCGCGCCGATTTTTTGCGCTCCATTGATGCATCGTTGTACGGTTTCGTGCCATTCTTCAGTTTCGCCATTTTCCTTGAGTCTGGCATATGTGCGTTTGAATACAATATAGCCCAAGCCGTTGAAGCCCCAATTGGGCTGTTTATTTTTATATGTAGCTGCGTATTCGTCTGAAATGATCTTATCAAGCATATAGGATATATACAATGAGATTAGCTATAAGTCAAATATTATCTGTAAATAATGCTATAAAAAGTTAGACAACAATGTTTGGTGTATCACTTTTGTCTTTTACGTGTTTAAGACCTTTTCTGCTGGCAGAGTAGTCTTTGAAGAATTTTTCTTGCACTGGGTCATTTCCATACAAAGATTTTCTTTTTTCCGCAGCCTCTTTTGAGGCATCAAATGCGTCTCCCAAAGTTCCTTTTTTATTTTCAAAATAAGAGTTAAAGTTTTCTTGAGATCCGTCTAACCTAGAATTAATTGCTGCATTTGGAATTAAATAGACTCTTTCCCACTGTTTCCCTTTGCTATCAAACCAAACATGATCTTCTTTCATAGACTGGGCAACTTCGACATATTCTTCTTTGTCTGGATTTTTATAAATATAAATTGGCATACAGAGATTTTATATTATCGAAGAAATTGTCTATAGAAAATTTTTCTTGTAGCTCTAAACCTTTCGAGTTTTCTTTTTGATTTTCAACTCTTTGAATTGCCCTTTCGCAAGCATCAATAAAGTTATCAGGATCAAAATCAAAAATGTTTCCTTGATTGACTTCTTGACCTTGTTTAAAAAACATATTATCGTAAGCAGGAATTTTGCTATTTGGTTCAAAAAGGCAAGAGTTTTCTTGATTTGCCCAATCTTTATAAGAGTGAGCGTTCATTATAACTGCATGTTTGCCCAAACAAACACTTTGGAACTCGGGCAATCCCCATCCTTCCGCTCCAGAAGCTCCAATTATAATATCTCCAGAATTTAGAAAATCATTATACGCTTCATTTTGATGCATCCTGCCAAGGAAATTGACATTAAAAAACTTGTTTCCTTGCGTGATTTCGTTGACAATTTTTTGGTTGTCTTCATCTTTTAAATGAGGGTTGTAAATCGCGCATTGCAGAAAATATTTTTGGTCATTTCCGTATTTACTTAGCCATGTTCTAATAGCTTTTAAGTGACGCTTTCTGTGCTCAAATTTACCAGTGATGTTGAACACGATTCTATCGGGATGATACGCTCTGTTTGTTTTATTAAAATTAAACTTATCGAAAAACAGAGGAATAAGCTCTACGTTTGTAAGGCCGAAAGTTTCAAAAACCTGCTTTGTATAAGAAGAAGATACGCAAACTTTTTTATTGTTCGCTAAAATATTTAGCTCTAGTTCGGTAGGTTGATCAAGCTCATAAAAAGTAAAAAGGCACTGATCTTTACTCAAAGACTCTAAGGATTGTAAAATATGCCATAGCTTAAAAACCGGCATGTCTCTTGAATGACTTTTACCGGCTTTATTGATGCAAGTTTGAATCCAAGCTGCAAAATCTTTATCAATAGATTGAGACGAAAGATCTACTTGGCCAATAGTGAACAAGTTAGGAGCAAGCCCTGCTTCGTAGCATTTACGAAGCAGGGCAGTAGATACCTGACCAAAACTAACTTGATTTATTGGTAGGTGAAGAGACTCAAACATATACTTTATTGAAGAACTTCTTCCTCTTCAGAGATGCTATCTACAACAATGTTTGATTTTTCAACACTATCATTTGATCTAGACGTTTCCTTTGAAAGATACAGGCGATAATCTGGATGAGAATCTTTCTGTTTGCTTCTGTTAGAAAAGATAACAACGTTCATCTTTGACGAGTCAAGGATAGCGTCGAATTTCGACACATCAATGTGTCCGGCTAGATAAGATTGGGTTGCAGACTTACGCTTCCACAGTGCGCCGATTTCTCTTTCCTGCCATTCGTTCTTTTGTGTATTTTTAGGTAGGTCACTCATTTTGTATATATTCTTTCTATTGTATTTCTGTCAAATTTTTTTTCAAAAAATTCAAGCCTCTTTTGTGGATGTTAAGGGCTGTTTGGTTGCTGATGCCGAGCTTGGACGCGATATTCTTCCATTTTTTTTCAGAAGGTTTCCTGTTGAAATATCTCATTTTAAAAACTTGATACACCCTCGGGTCGTTCATCTCTTTGATCTTCTTCATCGCCTTTTGCGCTCTTTCTTCTGTTTGATAGCTACCAAGAAAGCTGGGCGAAGATTGTTCGACAGAATCTTCTGAAGTTTGAAAATTTTTATTTTTGTTGATAAAATTCAAGCAAAAATATCGCATTTGATTGCATAGCCAAGTTGGGAACTTTACCTCTTTGTCTAGCCGGAAAGAATTTGCTGCTTTAAATAGAATCAAATCTCTGTCTGCCTCTATGTCATTTTTTTCGTACCCCATGTCACACATAATTTTGGAATACTTTGAGTAGGTATCGAAACATATACCAGAATGCCTCTCTCTTAGCTCCAAGAAAGATTCGGAGCAAGATTCTTCTTTTATCCTTTTTATTAACTCAAAGTCTTTCATTAAAGATTAAACAGGACTGTATTTAAGGGATATTTTCCTGTTGTCAATAAGCCATTGGATTATTTTTTCTACATATGGGAGGCACTTAGATTCATGATCTTTTTCAAAATTCGGCCAAGAAAATTTAAAATCAGCCTTTTCTTCAAGCTTGCAGTTATTTTCTAACTCATGAGAGTTCGCTGGTTGAATGAAAGATCTGCCATTTAATCCCTGCCATTCTCCGTTGTCTTTCTCGGTTATTTCATCAAAATAAAATCTAGAAACATGAACTAGAACTCCATTATGCTCATTTTTAAGCCAATAAACTTCGTCATGCTCATATTCATCATACCGTATATCTGAGATTATAAAAATATCAGCATCAATGTTTTCAATTCTTTCGTCAGCCAATTCGACAAAGTACCTCCCTCTTGAGAGTTTTCTTTTTGCAGACCCATACCCAACAAGCAAATCTCTAATTATTTTTTTGTGATCGTCTCTTTCTGTAAACGTAGAGATTCCAAAATTTTCATAGCAAAAATCATCTAACTGATCTTTTAATGGCTTTGCTAAAGCAAGTATCGCGCAACGATACCCAAGGCTTTCTAGCTCAGATGCTAAAAGTTTTGCAGCAGTGTCTTTGCCAGACCTTCCGACTCCAGAAATTCCTATATACAATTTTTCCATAAATATAAGTACTATCTATATATAATAAATATTATTATAAATATAATATCTTAAGTATTTGTGCAAAGTATTTGAACAACTTATTTGTGCAAATATTCTGAACAAATATTATATATAGCGTAGCCAAACGTTTGTCAAGTAACTTTTTCATTTTTTTTCATTTTTTCATATGGAAACAAAAATTTTAGAAGAACATCACCATGTTTTGCCCTTGTGGCTACAAAAATATAAGGAAACCGGTCCTCTAACCGTATTGCATATAGACTCTCATTCTGATCTTTCTTTTAGAGAAGAAAATGAACAAATTGACATTGGGAATTTTATAATAGAAGCATTTAAGCTTGGAATTCTAAAAAAAATAATATGGCTTAAGCCTCCTCAATCAATAGAAATTCCAGAATGTAAAGAAAAATTCTTATGCGGCTACGTCGAAGATACAAACACTATTGGGTGTACGAGTTCATTGCTTTACTTTTGCAAAGAAACGTATGACGAAAATTCATTGTTCGACACTTTCGTAGTTGATCTACATGTTACAGAAAACCCAGAGTCTATTGATTTATCAAATGAAGAAAATGTAGTTATAGACGTTGACTTAGATTATTTCTATTGTAATAACCCAAATAAGTCTTGGTTTATAAGAAAACATGGTTTGAGCGTCTTCAATGAATTGAACGAAAAATTTATAAAAATAACATCAAAAGATGATCTTATAGAGTTTGAAAAAGATCTAATGAAAAGAGGAGATCAAAATTTAATAGACTCTTTCATGATTAAAGAAATTGGATACCCTGCTTTTTTGTTCCCAACTTTTTCTTCCGATCAAGGAGATTGGGATGAAGCCATGAAAAAAATATTGAAAATCAAATTTAATTTAGATTCAGTTAAATTATGCACGTTAGTTAAGTCAGTAAGTTCTGGATACACCCCTGCGGATAAATGGAGAAGCATAGCTAGTGTTGTAAATTTTTATTTTTCTAATGTTGAACACATATTGGCACGAAACTTGCTATAAGAATATTTATGTTTAATACTGTAACTAAAAACTCTAATTCAATAAACCTCTACAGAATGTTTAATGATCTCTTTTATGAAAATCAAAAGTCATTCAACTTGAGTTATTCATACTGGACTGAAACAAAAGACGGAGATAATGTCTTGGTGCTAGAAATTCCCGGTTTAGATAAAAACGCTGCTAAAATAACGGTAAAAAACGAAATTTTACATATCAAAGGCTCAATAGAAAGTGACTTCTATAAAAAAGAGGTTAATAAACAATATCTTTTGCCGGAAGGGACAGACGTTTCGAAAATCAAAGTATCATTAAACAACGGGGTAGCTACAATCATTGCTCCCAGACTTCAAAGTCAAAAACCGAGACAAATTGACATCGAATAGACACACTCGTCCCACATGAGATATGTCACACCAACGAAAGCGGTCCATTTGGGCCGCTTTTTATTTGACCTTTAAGCAAACATCAGCATAATAATTAGCGAAATGATTCAGTTTAAAAAAACATCTCCATTCGCTGTCGAACCTAGAAAATCGGACCCTAATAATATCGGATACGACCTGTGTTCTATTTACGATGGATTTTGTTCTTTTTCTTTTAATGTAGAAACAGGATTGTCAATACTTTTACCAGAAGGCTTCTTCGGACTAATTGTACCAAAGGACACTATAAACGCGACAATCAGCAATGGAATAGTAAGACCAAATGTAGATAAAGAAATTTCATTCACATTAACAAACAGTAAATATAACATGGGTTTTGATATCTACAAATACCAACCTGTGGCAGAACTTGTAATACAAGAATTTTGTGAAGCTGACTTTTTCGAAGTCAAAAAGTTTCTTTAAACTCTTACTTTATAGTAATTTATAGAAACTTGATTTTGAGTTATAACTCCACCGGGATCTGGAGGAGCATCATTGTAAATAGATGCTCCCGCACTTACTTGAATAGGAGTCACCAAATTTGAATGGCCAGACACAGGGATTGTTATGATTATATCCCCTGCTCCAGTATCTTCTCGCAAATGCCCAGTGTTTCTTGCTATTATGTCAGTTATTACGATTGACTCGTTTTCGTTTGCGTTGACTAAAATGCCCTCCCCTTGAATAAACGCATTCTGTACGCTTAAAACTGGCAGGTTGGACAATCTTGGATCTAGTCCCATTAAGCTCTCCCCTTCCAATAACAAACTGTTATTTTCATATTTGAGTTGTCATTAAAAAGGTCTTTCCCATTTTTCATTTGTATTGGAGAAACTAAATTTGAATGACCAGCAGCAGCTATTGTCATGACAGTATCTCCAGATGAATTGTCCTCCTTAAGTATTCCAGTCGTGCTGGCCATAATATCGGAAATGACAATGTATTCAGAGCTTGATGCCGAAACTAAAACTCCTGTTCCATCTATATAGGAAGTAAACCCCGGAACACTGTTTAATCTTAAATCTCTATTTGCGCCCATTTTATTTAATTACACTTTTCTTTTAAGTTAAAACTACTGTTATATCAACAAAGACTTCTCTAGAGGTGTACGTTATTCCTTCTTGCAGGTAATCTTTATACAACTGAATATCTCCCAGATACTGCGTACTCGAAACAAAGCTATCTTCTATGACATATCTCAAAGATCCATTTATCTCATCGTTGGGATAAGTTCCTGCTCCGTCCACTGGCAGATTATTTCCTCTAAACACAAAACCTTCCGCGTTAGAATTTGTATTTATTTCAACCGGTATAGATCCAGCGGTAATATCGAAAGAATCTGAGTAAAAAGTTCTTTCTGTGAAGCCAAGCCCAGTTTGAATTATATTCACTTGGCTTGTGTCTTGTTTTGTTAAAGTCATTCTAGCAAACTTAGACTCCATTTGCGCCTTTGTAAGAGATCTGGAGACCAAGTTTAATCTAAACCTAATTCTTAAAGCCGTGTCAAAATAGCTGCCATTTTCTTGAAAATAGTAATAATTCACTGATACCAAGACTTTATCTGTAACTGGATTCTGCCCAGCTTTTGCTGCGCTTTCCGTTGCATTATAAATTGATACTCCAGCATCAGAAATTACTGGGCTTTTAAAATTAGAAGATCCTTCTACCGGAACACCTAAAAAATGCTTGCTGGTCACACCGGTAGTTCCATTTCCTGCCAATGAATCCTGTCTTAAAACCACAGGCCTAAAACCTTTGTAAGAAATGTCTGTGACAGCTATTCTGTTGTCCCCACTTCTTGGAATAAGCTCTCCAGTTCCAGCGATAGTTGCCGTCAACATCGTTGGATTCGAATTTAATCTGTAATCGGGCCTTGACATTTATACTATTTACACAGATTATATAAACCATTTTAAAAATAGATATGGCCGATCTAGCAAATAGATGCTTTTCGTTGGTTTTGAACTCTGTTTGGCAACCGATAGGGTATAAAAATACCATAGATTCATTATGCGGACTTTATTCTGGGAAGTTTAAAGCTCTGCACATAGAATATGAGAATAACGAAGTCAAATCAATGGAACCCATGAATTGGAACCAATGGGAGAAATTGAACATCAGGTCTCATGATTATTTTATAAGTTGCCTTGATAAAGACATTCGTATCCCTACTGTTTTAATTTCAACAACATTTTCCAAAATTTTATACAAAAAACCATCTTTAACTCTACAAAACGTAAGGTTAAGAGATAAAAATACTTGCCAATATACAGGTAGAAAGCTAAAAACCGGAGAAGGTTCTGTCGATCACGTTATCCCAAGGTCGAAAGGCGGGAAAAATTCTTGGGATAACTTGGTTTATTGCGATAGAAAATTGAATTGGAAAAAAGGAAATAAAACAAATGAAGAAGTTGGCTTGAAGCTAATCAAAAACCCGGAAGAACCGCCAGTGATGCCTCTCGCTACTGAGATTCCTATAAAACATAAAGATTGGAGTATTTTTTTGATAAAAAGCCAATCAAGTTTAAAATAACATATAAGAAAAAATGAAAACTAAAGTTCAAAACGCGGTCACTTTAACAGAAGATTTGCTTCAAAGCGCATTAGAAAAAGACCAAGAGTGGAAGGCTGATATGATCGCTCAAGGAAAAGGCAGGCTTGCTGTCGGGGACAGTTATTTCGTTTTCCACTTGAAAACCTTGAAAAATCTTTTGGAGGAAATTAGAGATGGACGATAATTTTTTTGAAAAATTTTTCGTGTGTAGAGATCAATCCAGATGGCTGGAAAAAAGGATCGAAGAATTCAATAAGAAAATCAGCGAAGCTCAATCCGAAGAAGAAAAGCAGGCCCTTCTCCCAGAAGGCGTCGAAATTTTAAATTTGATTAATCAAGAAATAAAAGAAATAGAAAAATTAACTGATGCCTAGAAAAAAACAAAAGTTCTATTATATTCGATCAAAAGAAAAAAATTATCAATATGGAGTTTTCGATCATACCGAGGAAGGTTTTGCGAAAGCAGAGAAATATATAAAAAAACTCAAAAAAATAAAAAAAGAAGAGTTTTATATTTCTGAAAAATAATTTGACATTTGATAAGAAATAGGTATTATATGCAGATGCGTAAATATATCGTGATCACAATGTTGGGCCTCGCCGCTAATTTCGCTAATGCGGCAGATGGCGTTAATAAGAAAGCGATTGAGTCGGAAGTCACTCTTGAGTCTGGTTATACCACACTAAATCAAGCGAATGGCCTAGGTTATATTGGTAACTCTGCATTTTTCTCCGCTTCCATTGCAGCGAAGAACGACTTTGTCACCCCAACTATTTCTGCAACCTATTTGCCTAAAGGGTCAGAAAGTCAAACGGCATTTACCGCCGGTCTTTCTAAGACCTTTCTTGCGGACAAACAATTGTCCCCAGAAGTCTCTGCTTCTTACACTCGTAGAGAAATTAGTCTTGGTTCCGTTCTTGACTCTGACGAAGTTAACGCAGGAGTAAGCTTGAGCAATAAGTATTTGACTCCGTATATTGGATACTTCAATACTATGTCATACGACAACGAAGGCGTTAAAGTCGGCCTCGGCACAACTTTTTCTTACAAGAAGGTCTCACTAAGTCCCAATTTTGAGTATGGACTCGGAGAAAGATATTGGAGCGGTTCAGCGTGCCTTTCTTACGCTCTAACTTCAAATCTAACTCCTTACGCCAAGGTAACAGTATCGGACAATAATCTATCCAATACTTACAACACGCTTGATCAGGAAGTCGCCACCACAATTGGTATCAAGTTTACTTTCTGATCAGTTCATAGTAAAAAGGGGAACCCCGAGGCTCCAGCGAAAGCTGGAGCCTTTTTCTTGACAATTTTAAATTGCACGTAATTATAAATTATGTTTAAAAGAAATTCTGACGGACTTGTTCAAGGTTTAGATTACAAATTTGATGATCAAGGGTTGATTGATTGGAGGGCAATGCTTGACAATAAATGGCTTTATCCAAATCCTTCAAGTGTTGACAAAGGATTTTGTAAAAGAAATACCCCCGTATCAGATCTCCAAGATAAAGACTTGTGCATTATGCTTGGAGGACTAAAAGAGCTTGCTCAATGGCGCGGATTTGCAAATGTAAACTATACAATCGTAAGCGCAAGTCCAGAATATGTAGCAATGAGTTGCGAAATTGATTGGATTCCTAATTTTGAAACATCTGACAGTAACAACGTAACATTTTCTTCTGTTGCTGACGCTCACCTAGGAAACACAAGGAGTTTTGCTAAAAATTTCCTTGCCGCAATAGCAGAAAATAGAGCTTTTTCTAGAGCAGTTAGGAACTTTCTTAGAATCAATATTGTTTCTGATATTGAGCTTGGAGAAACCAAGGGCCAAGAAACTTATACAGAAGAGCAGCAAAGCTGCATCGAGATTGATAAAACCGCGACATTAAAGCTGTTGATGACACAAAAAGGAATCACGTTAGAGCAGATTAAAGAAAAACTCAATCAAGCTGGATATAAAAACGCAGAAGGAATTTCTTCCGTAGAAGATATTTCTACAGTTTGGCAAGTAGAAATCATCAAAAAACTTAAAAAGAAGAAGTAATTATCTTCCTATATAGCCTTGGTAGCTAAAAGCTACCGCGACATTGTTTCCGATTTCGCTAACAACTGACTCGGAAACTTTTGTCATATTAGAGAACGAATATGAAAGTAACGTAGATTGAGTTTCTAGATCCTTTAACGTTATCGTTAAATCTCTAACATCTTTATTGCAAGGATAATCAAAGTTATTCTGCCCGGAATAGTCATCTACCTCTAACTGAAAGTTCACATTAACAGGAAAAGGGTACCTAGATTCAATTTGTTTTGGCGCATATTGGCCCAACATATAATAAGGTTGCCGAGGACATGAAATACTGACTTCAAAAGATGAGCACCTATTAGTATTAAATTCGTTCATATTGATAGTCACTGAACCGGGGTCAGCAACTTTAAAATCAAAGTCTTCAGAACTACTTTGTATTTCAATTGGCACTTCTCCAGTTGGAATGTTGCCAACTTTCCCAAAAGACTCTATTGTCGCGCCAATCTCTGGAATTGTACCAACTCCACATCTGACTCTATAACTTGTTAGATATCCAGATGTAAAACTATAGTTTTGAGTAAAATCTGTTCTAGATTTTAATAAATACCCACTAAAACCAACGTCTCCTGTATACTGGAGAAATGTATCATCAGTGATCAAAAATTGAGATACGTCAAAACTGCCATTACGAGGACCATCTGGAATCAACGATCCGTTGCCCATTCCTATAAACTCTAAAGTAGTAGTAGGATTCGTAAATTCTGCATCTACATTTTGAACTCCAAAAACTTCTCCAGTGTTAATAAAGAAGTGTTGGCTTTCTCTTGTTATTTTATACAACGACATCTAAATCAAATTACACTTTTATATATTAAAAAAAATGTGTAAAATGTATTAGGAAAAAGGTTATGGCTTTATCTATATTCAGTCCTGTGGCAGATTGGGCGAGTTCTGTCGCGTATCAAAAGTTTTCTATCGTTAAATATAACGATAAAATTTACTACGCTTTGGTTGACCATACATCCGGCGGAAGCTTCGATTCTACAAAATGGGGCGGGTACACAACTGACCCATTTGGATCTGTGATAAGCAATGAAGATACAACCGATTCAGAAAGGCCACATTTCTTTTTCACTCCTTCCTATGGTGTTAATGTAGCGAATCAACCAAGAACAAAAATCACTCAATTTGGCGAGGGCTATCAGCAAAGAATTCCAGAGTCGATTAACAATAATCTTTTAAGATTAAGCGTTACATTTGAAAACAGATCAGCTAGAGAAGCTACGGCGATCCTTCACTTTTTAAACGCTCGAAATGGTTCACAAGCTTTTCTTTACACACCCCCAGAACCATACGCCACAATGAAGCTCTTTGCTTGCTTTAACTGGAGCGAGCAGTCTCAGTTTTACAACAACATCTCCATCAACGCAGAGTTTACTGAAGTTCCGGTATGAATACTACTCAGGCGCAAACTTCAATTAAAAAAGTCATCAAAGAAGCTGCGGCTATTGATCCGTCTGCTGTTATTGATTTTTTTGAAATAGATACTACTGATATTCAATTTGATTTGAGTATTTTAAGCCCGACTTCTGAAAATGAGCCTGATAGAATTTTTAGGTTTCATAATTCGGTTTCCCTCACAACAAGAAGCATCTATTTTAATGGAAAAGAATATACAGCTTCTCCAATTAGAGTAG